CAGCGGCAGCACCGGCAAAGACAGACCTTTCAAACGCGCCGTATTCGATGGCGCACAAGCCGGGTTTGTCAGGAGAAGCCGAGGACGCAGGCGCAGGCATTAAGCACAGAATGGAAACGGAAGAAGCGGCTAGAAAATCTTTGGATCAACAATAAATGTTTAAGTTTTTGAAGGACGCATTTTGCGATAATGGAACGCCGAGCAGCAGTCGTATTCTTACCGCTGTGTCGACGATAACCGTGCTTGTGGGTTTCATTCACGTTTGTTTTCACAATCATCAATTACCCGATGGTGGTGCGAGCGCAGGAGCAGCAACACTTGCAACAGCGGCTTACGCAGCCAATAGGGCTACAACGGCATGGCAAAATAGGAATCAGCCTAGTCAACCGAGTAAAGATGACGATGCTATCGCAGCCGCAGCAGACGTACCTGTAGTTGTCAAAAAGAGTTAAACATGCGAAACGATCCGGTTCAAGAAGTTTTGAAAGGTGCAAAGAACGTTTTGCAAAAAGGAAACAACTCGACAGAGAATGTTGAAGGCAATCCGACGTTTTCTTTTTCACCTCCAGCAATAAAGAAGCCAAGTATACCGCAAGCCAAAGAGCCCCGAGAGGCTCCGTACAGTCTTGCGTACGAGGCAAATAAGCAGCAGTAACTGGCCAGCAATATAATTGGCCGAGGAAAATATTTCAATGGCCAAGTCAGTTGCAGAAAGACAAAGAGATTACAGGGCACGAAAGAAGTTGGCTCAAGAGCAAGCCAGCGCCATGCTCCCGAAAGAGCAAGAGATCGAGAACGCTCTCGATGAACACGCGGCAAATCTTTCATGGGCTCAAGAGTTTGATGCGACAGGCAAGCGCTATAAGAGCGAATGCCGAAAGCTAGTTGACCTTCTAGCGATTTACGAAGGTGCGAACATCCTCGATATGGAAGATGAGGATGAAGAAGAAACGGACAAGCGCAAAAAGACTAAGAAGAAAGAACAGAATCGTCCGATTCCGTTCAAGCACCCGTTTAAGATTCGCGCGACCAAAATGGTTGATGATAGTTTGGGACAGGACTTTAAAGTTGAAGTTCCGATAGACCCCGACACGTTCGAGTATAAAAAACTCAACGGTGAAGTCGTTAATTGTAAGTTGATGTACGAAGTTGACGGGACGTCCCCCGTATCATTTCGTCGTTGGCTTGACTTGCGCGACAAGTATCGCAAAGATTTATTTGCATTAGGACGTTTGCTAGGCTGCAGTCTTTTCCACAACACGCACCAAGTTATATGTGATATGTTCGTTGTCAAAAATTTTGACGGAATGTACTTCGACGAGTACACCAAAGACGACGTACATACAGCTATAGGTAAACAGCAAAGATTCGCAAACGACGGCAAAACGCCAACTAGAACTATGCTGCTCTTTGCTCCTCGTTCTGGATACAAGTCAACTATCGACGGCTTGGACGTAGTACAGTGGCTTTTGAATTGCCCAGACGCTCGCATAATGATTATGACGAACGTCAAGAACTTGGCTCGAATGTTCATGATGGAAATTAAGTCATATTTCTATCTACCGAAAAGAGGAACGCCGACGGCATTTCAAACTTTATTTCCCGAGTACGTGCTCACGGGCATTAATGGAAAATCGAAAGAGCCGTTCATGTGCCCCGCGCGAACGTTCAATTCAAAAGAAAACCACGTTTGGATTACGTCGATGGATTCGTCGTCGACAGGTTCTCGTTGCGATATCAGAAAGATGGACGATATCGTTGATGACAAGAACTCGGCAGATGAAGAGCTTCGCGAATCACTGAAAGAGAAAGTCAAAGCCACGAACAACCTCGTTGAAGGTTGGGGCTTTACGGACATCATCGGTACCCGCTATTTTACCAAAGATTGGTACGGTTGGCGTATGTCGAAAGATGAACACGGAAATGACCCGGAACCGTACGCGTATTTGAGCATCTCTGCTTGGGCTCCTAAGTCGGAGCACAAAACTAAATATGACTATCTCCTAAGTGTTCCTAACGGAATATTCGATGTTACGGAAGATATGGTTGATTTGTGGTTCCCTTCGAAGTTGAGTTTCGCCAGACTTCGTTCGTTGTTGAAGGAAAACAAAGAACGAGGATTCAAGAACCAGCAACTCAATATCGCGACTGACCCGCAAGAAATAGACGATTACGTTAATCAGTTCGATATGGATGTGCTAAGAGCCCATTTGTATCAACCTAGTGCTGTTCCTAAAGAGATGGAGATTATTCAGTCTTGGGACACCGCGTATAGTGACAAAAGCACGTCGGATTTTTCAGTCGGCAGCACTCTCGGAATCTATAGGGGTAAAGACGGCATCCCCGGCGTAGTTGTTTTGGATGTCGTTTATGACAAATGGAAGTCATCTGAATTAGCCTACCAGATGATTGACTTCCACAAAAAGCACAGACCGTCAGTTGTATTCATCGAAGACGTTAACGGAACCGGAACATTCTTAGACGGTGATTTGAAAAACGCAACCCGCCGATACGGTTCCGACATCGCGCAGTTTATTCGCAAACGCCCCGTGTCTTTAAAACCCAACGCCAAGCGCGTTCGGATTATGGACTTGGAATTCTTGTTGGCAAACGACAGACTATGGTTTGTGGTAGCCGCGTGGAATGACATCGCATTTAAACAGCTTACGGAATACAGAGGCGGTAAAAGTACCGCGTACCGTAAAGACGACATACCGGATTCGATAGCTTTGGGCGTTACGTCTCACTTGCCTCCTTCCGCGCTTAAACACGACGCCGATCCAAAAGACGTCGAAAAAGAACACGAAGAAATGCAAGAAAAGGCGCGCCGTGAAGCTTGGAAGAACCTCATGTTCGGCGGTCACAATCCAACAAAGCCAAACGTAGCTCCCGTAGAACCGACACCACCGCCGAGAGATTCTCGGCAAGAGTTAATGAAAAAGTTAGTCGGGAAAATACTTCCCCCCGGCATGAGGATTTAGTTTGAATGCTTGACGCACAGGAACAAAGAGTTCAACAAAAGATTCACGAACTGTACGTAGAGCCTGCAAACGAAATCAATACAGAAAATACACACGTTGATCCTGTAACAGACACAGTTCAGTTCGGTGACGAAGCAGCGGTTAAGTTGGTTATAAACGACACAACCGAAGCGGATAACTACATCAACGTTCAACAGTGGTCGAACGGGTGGACGTTAGCTGATTTACTCTATCAGTCGCCTGCAACACAAAGCGCTTTTGATGGCGGCAGTGTCGGGAGTTCGTCAGTTCCAAAATATATGGTTTCTAACCATATTTCTTCGATAGTCCCTAAAATTCTCGGAGGAATTTTTTACGAGGACCCACCATTCGATCTCCGTCCTCGCCCGTCTGTATCGCAAGATGTAGTTAGAGCCAAAGAAGCAATTTTTTCGGCTCAGCTAGATCAGATGCACTTCGAAGAAGAAGTCGAACGTACTATGGAACAAGCTGCCCTTTTGGGCACTGGCATCATGAAGTACGGCTTCGTCGAATTCGAAAAGAAGATGCGCCGTTACAAGCGCAAGGGCGAACGTAAGCCTATCGAGCAACCAGACGGAAGTGTCAAGATGGTTGACACGCCCGAATCGGATGATTACGAAGCCGAAGAATACACGAAGAAGATTTCGCACCCTTGGATTAAGTTCTGCGATATTCGTACAGTACTTGTAAATCCGGGTTGCCGTGTCGGCGACATTCGCCGCGCGGGCTGGGTTGTGTATCGTGATTACGCAACGTACAGCGATCTTAACCGTCTACGCGGCGTAGAAGGCTACAACATTCCTGAAGAGGACGTGCTGAGAGCAATCTTCGCACAAAACCCGACATCAGGTCCAGACAATATTACGATGACGCTTCCGGAAGGCATGATGGGTTATATCCAACATGCTTTGCCGCGCAGCTATAAGACTTCAGCCGATCCTAACCGTTCACCTATCGAGATTTTGGAACGTTGGGACGACGAGAAGGTTATCGTCATCCTGTCCTTTAACGGACACAATATTCTTGTTCGCAACGAAGCGAATCCGTACGGACACATCCCGTTCTATTCGTTCAACTGGCGAAACATTCCCGACTGTTTCTACGGACAAGGGCTTGGTCTTCTTATCGGAAGCGAGCAAATCGTTGAGCAAGGCGTAACAAACTTGGCTCTTGATTTGTTGGCGTACGGTTTGCAACCAACCGCCGTTCGTAAGAAAGGTTTCAACGCTCTTACCCAAGACGTCCGTTGGCGTCAAG